AGGATCAGGGCTCAAGTTTGGCCAAGTGATCCGTTGGACGTGCGCGCGCTTGCGTCTTCTAGTTAGGCTTGTAATAATCTAACGCCAACGGTTCGAACTTGACCCCAGGTCCCACCTCGCGAAGACTTATTAAAGCAAACAGTCTGATAGGACCAGGGCTCAATGGGTCAGTTATTATCATGGCTCATGACCCAGGAGCCGAAACTTTATTCCTCTAAAATTCCTATACACTTGTCCTTGCCACTTGGGAAGCCAGTAAGTTCATCAAACATTTTTTCGTTATCAAAACCTAATTTGATACAAGCTTCTTGTATGTCTTCAAGAGTGTATAACATTTTAGAAGTATGATTTATAAAACCACCTTCTTGTTTTGGTATTATTTTCATACTTGACAATATAATATATATGGGATAATATGTCAAGTATAAAAATAACAGAAAGGAAAATATGCAAAACATAATAACAAAAGAAAAAATAGAACAGCTGGAAAGGTTTAACAGCCTTATTCAAGTAATGAATAAGATGTCAAACAATATGCAATTACTAGCTAATAGAATAGTTACACTAGAGCAAGAAGTGAAGAGGTTAAAAGATGAGAAAAAATAACTTCTACATAACTTACTATGCTACAAAGCATAGTAAGTTTATAACTCGTAAAGGTCAGTATGATAAACCTGACGGAACCAAGGGCAAGTCTTTTGTTTCATCTCACGGCGATCCGTGTTTAGTTTATTGGGACTTAGATCAAGACGGCTGGCGAATGGCGGTCGGTAAACCGAGGATAGTATGGAACTAACATTAATTATATTAGGATGCTTATTTATGGGTGTCCTAATTTATCTTGATGAGAGAAAACATAAGCGCGAAAAGAAAAGACAGGAAAGGTTAAATAAAATAGACTTGACAAGATACAATAAATAACATATTATCCCAGGTATAACAGAAAGGAAAATATGAACGACAATAAAACAATAACAATAAACCAAGCCGTTGAGCGTATGATAACGGCAGTTAATATTGTGACAGGTGATGACGGACACCGATCACAAGAAGCAGTGAGGACATTCCTTGAACTTCTAAAAATGAATGACAAAGAATATAACAAACAACAGAGGTACTATGGATAACAAAACATTATTATTTACAAATCCTTATTCCGGTATGAGTGCGAGGCTTACAAAGAAAGAAGCTCAACTATACATGCAGATTAAAAATGCAGAAGTGAACGAGGATTATGAAACAATGCAAGCGGGATTAGATAAGTTTAGTAGACTAAACCCAAGTGCATACATGACGCTTTTGGACTGACATATTTTCCCATATAGTCAATAGACTATCTGTCCAATATGGGTCGGCCCCCTGCCGGGGGCCTACCACAATCTTGCCACAATTTACAGCTTGCCAACTGGCGGGCCCACCCTCCCTAGGGGTCCCGAACGATTTCCGATTATGCTTGTTAATTAACGGGCCCACCCTCCCTAAGCCAAGTAGGGGTCCCAAGACATACCCTATATAGCTTGATTTGGAGATAGATCGGCTATAAAAACTAAATGAGGGAAAAACAGAAGTCTAAAAAAATTCTGCAAAAATTTTTATGAAACAAGAAATTATAGATAAGCTACCACCAGATGTAAAAAAAGAGTTTATGAAGTACGCCATAAAACTCTCTCAGAAAAAAACCGAAAACAAAGTCAAATCTGATTTTCTTTCTTTTGTAAAACACGTCTGGCCTGAATTCATAGAAGGTGATCATCACAAAAAAATTTCAGAAAAATTTAACCGTTTGGCAAATGGTGAATGTAAGCGGTTAATCATCAATATGCCCCCTAGGCATACTAAGTCAGAGTTTGCGTCTTATCTCCTACCCTCGTGGATGGTAGGACGTAAGCCTGATTTAAAAATAATTCAAACGACCCACACCACTGAATTAGCGATCCGCTTTGGACGTAAAGCTAAAACTTTAATTGATAGCCCTGAATACCAAACCGTTTTTAAAACTAGACTTAGAGAGGACAGTCAAGCGGCTGGTAAATGGGAAACAGAACAAGGCGGTGAATACTACGCAGCCGGTGTTGGCTCGGCCATAACGGGCCGTGGAGCGGACTTACTTATTATCGACGATCCGCATTCAGAACAAGATGCTCTCAATGCGCAGGCATTGGAGCGTGCTTATGACTGGTATACATCTGGTCCAAGACAACGTTTACAACCAGGCGGTTCTATTGTTGTGGTTATGACAAGATGGAATACAAAAGATCTAACCGGTATGCTTTTAAAAAATCAAAAAGAATTAAAATCAGATCAATGGGAAGTTATTGAGTTTCCAGCTATCTTACCAAGTGGTAAATCTTTGTGGCCAGAGTTTTGGAAGATAGATGAGTTAGAAGGTGTTAAAGCATCGTTGAGCGTGGGTAAATGGAATGCACAATGGATGCAAGACCCAACAGCGGAAGAAGGATCGTTGATCAAACGTGAGTGGTGGAATGTTTGGGACAAAGGTTATGTGCCTCAACTTCAACATGTCATACAATCTTATGATACGGCATTCATGAAAAAAGAAACTGCTGATTACTCTGCCATTACAACATGGGGCGTCTTTTATCCAAGCGAGGACAGCGGACCGAATCTAATCTTATTAGATGCACTAAAAGAAAGACTAGAGTTTCCTGAATTACGTAGAGTAGCATTAGAACAATATAAATATTGGAACCCTGATACAGTAATCATAGAATCAAAAGCTTCTGGTTTACCTTTGACATATGAGTTGCGAAAACTTGGTATTCCTGTTATAAATTTCACTCCTAGCAAAGGTAACGATAAACATGCTAGAGTAAACGCCGTATCGCCATTATTTGAGTCTGGTCAGATATGGGCGCCTGAAGATAAATTTGCAGAAGAAGTGATCGAAGAGTGTGCAGCGTTTCCATATGGAGACAATGACGATTTAGTGGATTCAATGACTCAAGCAGTGATGCGATTTAGACAGGGAGGTTTCATAGGGCATCCAGAAGACGAAAAAGATCAGGTGGAACGTAGACCTGAAATAGAATATTACTGATGAGCAAAATTAAATTTGGCATAGGCGCATTACAAGCAGCACAAGAAAATTATCAAATCATATTAGATAGATTAATCAGAGGTTATCAAAAGATGATGAAGAAAGATCCTGAAGGTTTGGATCTTATCAAAATCAAACAAGAAGCAAGACAACGAGCTGATGAGTCTGCAAAAGTTGTAGACATGGAAGGTAAAACTTTAAATCCTGAGAAACCTATTATGGGTGGCACTCAACAAGTTGAAAAAACTTCAAGAAAATTAACGGACGAAGAGTATGGTGAACTTGTAGACGAATTTGGTGAAGGCGTACCTTTAGGTATTGAAACAGTTGAAGATGCACAAAAATTTGTAAAAAGACAAAAAGATTATGAAGCAGAAATGTTTCAAGAATATAAAATGGGTAAACTTGATCCCAAAAGAGGAGAACCCAATAGAAGAAGATTTTTAGAAAAGAAAGCTGATGAAGGTCAGCTATCTAGAAGCGAAGCAGAAGAATTAGCAGACATGGACTTTGGTGAAAACCTTAAAAAAACTTACGATGAAGCAAAAGGTCCAGGCAAAGGTGATGAGATGGTCGAAGCTCTTAGATCCCCTGGCGCCAGAGCAAGCACAGACATTATAGAAAAACAACTTCAAGAAACTTTTCCAGACATAAAACTTTTTGGTGATGAGAC